CTGTAATCAGCCGTTTGATTTCGCGTTAAGACATCACGAGCACAATGGACGCTGCAATCCTGTACGCCGCTTATGTGGCCTGCCCTCTTGCCTTTGCTTTATTGATAACTATCTTATGCAAGGCAATCAAATTTGCACTGTCCAGCCTCCGCCGTTTTCTTATAACTTGCGTAGTAGGCAGCACCTTAGCAATCTTAGCATGCTTCGTGGTTTGGTATGTGCCCCTTTGGGTGCGTATCGCCAAGGTGTGGCTCATGAATGTGGGCTACACCTGTGCTTTAGATAGAGCCCGTAGGGAGTCATTGCTGGAGTTATACCAGTTGCCAGTCATCGGACCCCTAGCTGCCATTGTCGGACCTGTTTTCGGCATGCCCAGTTGGGGGGAAGTTCATCTGGACTTTGGCCCTACTTGCCATCTGTTGGACCATTATGGCCTTGTCCCAGTCTTGTCTGCGCCACCCATGGTGCTGTGGTTCAAGTGGGCTTGTTACTGTGTCCTGGTTCTATCCTTTCCATTGGTCTGTATGTGGTGTTACTTCACCTTTTGTACCCTGCAGATCATTAGGAGAGCCCTTTTCGGTTGGGTCCTTCAGGCTGACGCCCCTGTTCTTCCTTTTACGTTGGACACCGTCACCCGGGAGGTCAAACGAATGTCTGAGACCATTTCTGGTGAAGTTTCTTCAATGAAACCTGTCGATGGACACCACAAACGTCTCGCCCATGTTCGGGCTCGAACGGAGCACTTTTGCTTGCAGTTCCTTAGACGGTACACCGTCAAGACCCGTGACATTGGAGGTTCCCTCAAGCGTAACCAAAATTTGGGGACTGACCACCACATTTGTTATCCCAACTTGGACGCCGCTGACCATCGCCGCGCCCAACTGATGACCGACTTTGCTAACGACGCAGGAGTGCACACTGGCCAAGACTGCCCCTGTAAGAGTCGCCTCAGTATAATGTCATACACCGATTTTCATCTTACACGAGATGACCTTTGTCAGGCAATATCCAGCCCTACCCTCATCATCACCCACGACTTCTCAGCCCATCAAGGAAAGAAGACCTGGTATGATGGTGAGGCTACAGTTGAAGTTAACCACGCCGGCGTGTCTATGCAGTCCGCCGGTGGATCCAGCTACGTGCATGGTTACCACCATTGGGGTCCCGAAGGTGTGTTGCTTTCACATGACAAAGCCCTCCATTATCGGCGTTTAGGTTTCGTAGACAAGTACACCATGGTGTTGCTTGTGTGGCCTGCTAGCGGAACGTACTATCGTAACGACCCACTCAACTTGCGCTCGAGTGCGGGTATGGTGGCTGCAACTGACTGCTCGGGTGGCGTGACTGCCGTTCGAGCCTCAGTGGGAGATGGCAAGCTCGTCTTCTCTTTCCGAAAGGGGGGGGAGGAAATTGGCCAAGTCCCAGCAGCAACCATCATCAGATCTGCGCATGCACTCTCCACTTTGGCTAGAGGGGAGAGATATCGCGCCACATCCGACTCTATTGTCAGATCTCGATTCGTTGCGGACGAAGCAGACTTAAACCTCCTGCAGTACGCCACCGCCCTGGTATCCAAGCTATCTGACGAGATGGCTACAAACACGGCCTATGACTCATGGATAACAGGTAGCCCTTCCGATCTTTCTTGGTTGCATCGACGGATGCTCGGTTTTCTCATTGCGGCGTGTAACCGTCGTGGGATTCTCTCTACCACCGCCCGCAGGATTTTCCTGTGGGCCGTGGGGTCCTCGCGTCAACACTCTCTGACGCCTTGGGCTTGGAGTGACACTCGTGTCCCGATGTACGATGTCGTACCACCAAAAGAAAAACTTGAGACCATTGAGAACACGTCACCATCCCGTCCCTTTCCATCTGGCGGGCAGGGTGATGTTGCCGGGCCTGCTCCGCCAAATTGTGATGTTCCCCGGCAGGACTCTGAACAATGCAGCAACCTCACTCCTAACAAGAGTGTTGAATGTGGTGCCACTCCCCCACCCCCTCCTCCTGAGGTCGTCGTGGAGCTTAAGTCATCCACTGCCACAAAGTCCCGTGTTCCCAAACCAAGAGATTGCACAGAACCAACCTGCGCCGGAAAGCACAAAGTTGGACAGCCTTGTATCGCACGCAAGCCTTGTGCTGGAATCTGTCGCCACGCCGATGGGTCTCCAGTCGGGTATCATGCCTTTACTGCTAAGTGCAGAGGTGAACAGCCCAAGCCCGCTCCTGCGGCCGCTGAGCTTAGCTCCGCGGGGCCCTCCACCTCTACACCCCCTGTGCCTCCCCCCAGAACTGCCACTAGAAACACTGGTCGCAGAAGCACGCAGACTGGGAGGAAAACTAACACTCAAGTCCCTAAGAGAGACGTCCAGCCCCAACAGTCCAAACAACGAGATCGGAAAAATGTGGGGAAAAAGCTGGATAGAAATGTCGCCACTCCAAAGAGCTTACCTCGTGGCGGCAAAAGACGTGCAAATCCCCGTAATCCCCGGGGACCTCGTGCCGGCCCATCTGGCGCCGGACCTAAAGCCCCTCCCCCAGATGTTGGGAATGTATCTGAAGGAGGAAGCCAGTCAGTGGATCAGCCAAGTGCACCCCTCCCCCCAGGAGGAAAGCCACTTTCGGCTATGGCTGAGCCGTTTTCCCCCACGTCAACAACGGGAGTTGGCGGAGGCAAGGATGCGAGTGCTTCATGTGGACCTGGAGCACAAGCATGCCATAGTTAAGGCTTTCATAAAGATCGAGGCCGGGCCGTCTGCGGTGGACCCTAGAAACATCTCACCGAGACGACCAGAATTTCTTGCGATCATCGGCCCATATATTCACGCGATCGAGAGAGCCGCTAAGGCTGCACCGTTCTTAGTCAAGGGTTTGGACCCCTTCGCTAAGCGCAGAACCATGCAGCCCTTTTCTGAGTATCCCGTACTCTTTGAGACTGACTATAGCAGATTTGACCGTACAGTCTCCCAGGATTACCTCAAATATATAGAGGTTGGATTCATAGAGTTGCTGTTCCCTAAAACCGAACATCCGCTACTCCATGTCGCCCTCGGTTTTCTACTGCGCACCCGTGGTTTACACCAGTTGGGTCTGTGGTACACAACCGACGGTGGTCGGTGCTCTGGTGACGCTCAGACTTCGGTCTTGAACGGCATCATTAATCACTTCAATACTTGGTCGGTCCTCCGACATCTCCCCTCCTGTTCGTGGTTTAGCAAACACGAGGGTGATGATGGCCTTATCGGCGCGTTGCAAAGCGTTGCTGATTCGGTTGAGATATGCCTGAAGTATGTCACCGCTCTGGGTTTCAAGCTCAAAGTGGTTCGATCTACTTGTCTGGAGGATGTCACTTTTTGTGGCAGGTTTTTCACCGCCGCGTCAGGCCGCATTGAAGATTGCGCCGACTTGCATCGAGCATTATCCAAATTCCATGTCACATGCACCCAGGGCCGCTTAGATGAGCTTGCCTTGGCTAAAGCCTTGTCATATTACCACACCGACAGTGACACGCCCATCCTGGGATGGTGGTGCTATTGCATCATCTGTTACTTGTTGCCGAGAATGCGACCAAAGTGGTCGCGCGCTGTTCAGCGCAATTTGCGCACTCAGGAGCGCGTACGTTTCTCCGCAGCCCTTTCAGCCAAGCGTTATGCTCACGCACCTACCACCTCCTCCGGTCTCATGTCACTAATCATGCATAGGACTGGATGGTCAGGTGGCGTCATAGAGGCCACTGAGATGCTCTGTCGACAGGCTGTCGCCCTAGACATCATCCCCGTGTTGCCACGTTTGCCCATCTTTGACGAAGTTCAGGTTGAAACAAGTAAAATTACACTGTACCACGGAGGGGACTTAATTGTGTGAGGTCGCAGCTCACTCCTCGCCCCGCGTAGTGACAGAAGTTGACTGTAACAACTAGCGTTTTACGTTCTTTATCACTACCCCGTCAGTCGTCACCATTGCTAAGCGATCATGCCTCGGACTAATAATCATCCTAGTCAGCCTCGCCCCAATCGTCCTGCTCCTGTACGGGGCTCTGGTGCTCCTCCAGTGGCTCGCCCTTCGGCGGGCCGCTCCCGAGGACCCGGACCTCGAACTCAGCAGCAGGGACGGAAGCCATCCGGCATCGTCACCGAGACGTTCACCCTACCACTCGGAGATGTCGTGGTGAAGAAAGGCACGACAACCATAGCCACTGCTACTTCCCTGCTCCCCTCGAGCACCAATTTGTCGCCCGTCTATACCCAGGTCCGTGGGTACTCTCTGCAGCGCTTGCTGACCGCTAAGGTGGTCTACAGGCCTGCGGCTACCGCCCAAGCTGGGCAAGTCAGCCTCGCCTTCGACCCCGTCACTGGGGCCGTGGCGAAGACCCCCGCCGACCTGCGTTCCTATGAGACGGCCGCCGGTGGTTTGGTCGGTGCACCCCATACCCTTGCAGTACCCGCCAGCGCGCTTTCGCACGTTGGCTGGTCCTCCTGGGTTGGGCCCTGCCCCGTCAACCCCGGTTTCAGCCTTACCTGTGCTTCCATCCCTACTGCGCCAGCCGCCGACCTAACCCTCGGCGCTCTGGAGCTCTCCCTGACTGTCCAGTCAAAGAGCCGCAGGCCCTTGCCGCCTTAGGCGATTGGGCATCCCCCTGGGCACTACCCGTGCCCCCCCCCCCAGCCACTCGCGGAGTTGAGGCCTTTTAGGCAATAGTGGTCGG